CCGTATCGCCTACCTTTAGAACTCGACCAATAGTGGTGAGATACTTTACATCATCAGTAAATTGATCTGGTAATAGTATACCACCTTTTGTTTCCTTACGCACCACTACCGGACGAACCAATACATGGTATCCTGGTAAATCTGGTAAAGGTTTCGGATCAGATAATTTATCGTCACTAATCCAATCTTCGTTTTTAATAGCGCCACTAAGTCTTGCGTGTTGCATGATTACTTATTATCCTCTTCATTATCAATATCACCATATTTATTAGCTATATCTTTAAGAATAGTTTTAGATTTTTCCATTCCTTCGATAACACCAATCAGATATTGATACTCATCATAAGAGTTACAAGCACCTGATGCAAGATTTAATTTAACAGTTTCTAATTCCTTTTCAATTTGTTGATCCAAAAAATATGTATCTATAAATTTACTTTCAGGAACCATTACAATCCTTTACTTCCGGTCTTCTTACCTTCTGCTACCCAGTCTTTCTTTCCAGTCTTAAAAGAATCGTGTTTACGACTCATGCCAATACCACTCCATTGTTTGGTACGGCCTTGTTTAATGTTGTCTTGTGATTTAGCCATTGTAATACTTCTCCTTTTTTATTTAATCTTACCACCACGTTTAGCTTCTCTATATTCTATTTTTTTAGGACGTTCTTTTCTAAATCCTTTAGGAAGCTTTTTTTTAGGCAACCTTTTTTGCTTCTGTTTCTTTCTTTTTTCTTTCCAGTGCATCTTACGCTTTACCTAATAACCGCACCACCGCCACGCAGGGCTACACCAATCGAACCGCCCTTCTTGACGTTCACACGACCACGACGACGTTTGCCCCAATCACCATAAGACTCATCACGCCTTGCAGCCATTGATTGCGTCTTACTAGCTTCAGGACCAGTCCTCATACCAAGTGACTCATCTTCACGATCTTTATATCCCTGTCCACCAGCAGCATACTTCTTAATCTTACCACCGGCCTTCTTTTTAACGGAACCGCCATCTTTCTTAGCAAGTCTTATATTTAATCTACGAGCTTTACTACTAGCAGTACCTTTTCTAGATTTCTTTTTTTTCTTAGGTACGCTATCTCCACTTTTATACCCTTCTGTACGACGGTTAAAGGGAATTACACCAGCCCTTCTCTCTTCCTGGGGATATAGACCGACCCTGGTCATGCCACCACCTTGCTTCTTAATAGCGCCACCTGTCTTATTTTTTCTTGCCATGCTATTTCTCCTTTTTGCATTTCCTAAATTAGGAGTTAGTTGTTTTGATATATCACTTCTGGATATTGCCATCCCTATGCTCCCGGTTCTGTTATATTAAACATTATATCATTTCCTGTAATGGCTTTAATATAGTTTTTAGTACCGGCTGGAAATTTATCTATAGTTCTACCACCTTTAATCCACTTCTGTGTTGCCGTCGGCCCCCAATTATAACTAGCTAAAGCATCAGGTACATTACCGAATTCATTAATCAAAGCAGTTAAATAACTTCTTCCGAAATATTCATTTTTAAGAGCATCTTCTAAATCCTCTTTTGTTGGAACTCTTTCCACCCCTCTTAATTGTCCTGCTTTGACCTGCATTAAACCTATTTCATTATCCTTACCTCTTATTACTTTTCCTTTTGCATCAAGATGCTTACCACCGCTTTCTTGCATTTTAACTCTTTCTATCAAAGCATCAAAATCTTTTTTCTTCATTGTTTTAGGAAGAATCTGGGAAAAATCCCATTCATCTTTTACTACATCTGATGTTGGTACTTTTTCATCTACATCTATATCTTCTTCAAAAGATACAGATTTATTCATAAATTCTTGTACCGCTTCTTTAAAAGTTTTATCTGTATCTTGAGCATACTTTTTTATGGCTTTTAATGTTTTTAATAATGAAGAAGCTCTAGAAGATTTAGGAGATTTAACTTCTCCTTGGCTGGCGAATTTCTCTACAACTTCCGGTTTAATATTTATCTCTTCTTTTAAACTCTTGACGGTTTCTCCCGTTTCCTTTACCAACAACTTCATCATTTCTATAAGGAACTTATCATCCCTATCGGCACTCTTACTCTCTGAAAGAACATTACGATCTCTTTCCAGTTCTTTTATCTTTGCCAGTTTCTCTGCTGATTCGACTTCAAGCGCATCCTTTTTAAGATCCAGTTCTTGTTCTTCAAGAGCAATACTAGCTGCTTTCTGTGCAGCGTCTATCTTCAATCTTTCTCTTTCAAGATTAAGCTGTTCTTTTTGAAGCTCCAAAGTCTGCCTTTCAAGATCTTCTACCGTACCCATTTCAGCCATACGTTGGTTATTCTGTAAAATCTCTTGAGCGGCTCCCTTGGTAATTTCATTTATAGCTTCTTCACTACCAACCCCGGCCTGTTCCACACCAGCTTCCAACATACCTGTCATCTGTTCCTCATATTGCATTATCATATGTTCTCTAATATTAGCTTGCAATAGCGGAACAACCGTCTGCATAACAGGATTTTGTCCAAGCGTAGGATCAGCTATAAAGGATTCCTTAACAACGATATGAGCTTGATGATCCTGCCCAGGAAACGCCTTTATAGGAAGACCTTGAGAAACAGCATTTATATCGGAAATAGGATCACGGGGAATTGCTTTTTTTTCTGGTATGAGGAATCGATCTGGATTTTCAATTCCTGCTGCATCAAGCATTACGCTGTTTATCTCTCTCATGTCATACATTCCGGCAGGAGCTTGTGAAGCCATCTGCATCACCATCTGTGCCATAGCCAATCGATGCGAGGAAGAAGGTACGTTAGGATCGGAAACAGGAATGATATCAACCCGTCCGTCAAAATCACTTTTAAATATCTGACCTTCTATATTGGGAATATCATAAGGATACTCATCAGGAAGAAAATCGTAATTGATACGAGCTAAAATACGAAATTCCTGCCTTTGACTATAATGAAGACGTTTATGAATAGCACTAAAGAATTTAGTAGAAGCCTCAAGAAGAGCAAGCGTAGTTCCTACCGGACCATAGTTGGTCGAATCCGCAATGACCTGTTCCGTCGAATCGGCAAACTTCTGCCCTGCCGCTGAAACATACTCCAGCATCTTCATTAAAGTTTGTGAAGGTTCTTTATATGGTAGGGGAATGATTGCCTTTGATAAGTCAACACCAGTGGCTTCAACTTCCTTAAACTCACCGGGAGCAATAGGATCGTTATCTCCTACAATCCTAACACCTCTGGATTTAAACCCGCCGGGAAGAGTGGCAAACTGTCCAGCATCGACAAGATTACGTACAGCAGAAGTTGCCGTTGCTGTAAGGTTGCCTAGGAAATGGATGAAGCCAAGACCATAAAAACCGAACCCAGGAACAAACCTATAATGAGTAAACCACATAAGCTTTTCTTTTCGTGGATCATTCTCTCTCCAATTACGTCTAATACAAAGTATCTTTCTACTTTGTTCATCGACAGAAACAATATAAGGTAAAGCTACCGTAAGAGCATTTTCATCTTCATCTACCTCTTCTTCAATCTCTAGATAACAATGCTGCTCCAGAATAGTATATTGAGGTTCATCATCATAATTAGGCTCAATCCCCATAATCCTATCCATCTTCGCTTTAATAGGTGTAGGTTCGACTGGGAGAGCCTCTGGTAGCCCTTGAGCGTCATAATGGTCAATAGTGTACATCCCTGCTTCGATGTCACGCTTGAGGTCGTTAGGAGAGCGGTAGAGAACATGAGTATAACGATCCGCACGTTTAAGATCTGAAGCAAAGTTGGAAACATAAAACTGGTCGATAGGAACGAACTCGCTAACCGGACGTTCAAACGACATATCATAATAAATCTTTTTAAAAGCTGAACCAAAGATAGGAAGGTTAAATAGCATCCGTTCCAGTTCTTCAAAATATTCTACCATTTGATCCGTCAACTGGTAGTTCATGAAGTTCATGACACGGTTAGCTTGACGATCCTTTTCAACAGTAGGATTACCAACTATCTGTGTTTTTACCGGCCCTTTAGAAGGGAATAGTTCCTGAGTTGCTTTTGATTGAAACTTAACGGCTGATTCAATTAACAAAGGATGAACGGCAGTACAAGCTCCTTCAAACGGTTCACTGGTTTCTTCCAGTTTAAGCCCCAGAAGATCAAACCCTTTTTCAAAAGTAGCTTCCCACTCTGCTCTGCTTTCCTTATCAGCTTCAAAACCTTCGATAACTTTACCAGCTATCTCATCAAGTTCATCTTCATCAAGTTCAGTTACAAGGTTTTCATTATGGTTATAGGTCATCTGTCCTACAACCTCCATCAAACCTTCAATATCAATCTCCCCTTCTTCATCAGGAAGAACAACCTCTATACCTTCCTCGACAATACCAAGAGTATCTTTAGTACCGTTTCCTCCTTGATTTGCATAAGGATTACGTTCTACGTTTGTTATCTCAGACATCGTCTTTTACACAATCGCACCTTTCAGGCGTACAGTTTTCGCAGTTACATTCAGGACCGCAAGATTCACATTTACAGTTT